GCATTTGTACCACAAAATATCGCCGAGCAATTTTTCTCATCGGTATATCCTACAATTTCTGCTGGGCAAACATCGAAAGTAATTATCGTATCTACACCCCACGGTATGAATATGTTTTACAAACTGTGGATGGATGCTGTCAATGAGAAATCACAATTCAATGCTATTGAGGTTCATTGGTCTGAAGTGCCGGGTCGAGATGAGGCCTGGAAAGAACAAACTATTGCTAACACTTCAGAGCAACAGTTTTTACAAGAATTTGAGTGTAGTTTCCTAGGGTCTATTGATACTTTAGTATCTCCTACTAAATTACAAGTTATTCCAACAATGGATCCAATATCATCTAGTGGTGGTTTAGATGTATATGAACAACCTGAAAAGAGACACAACTATGCGGTGACTGTTGACGTTGCACGAGGTGGTTCAAATGATTACTCGGCATTTGTAGTTGTTGATATTAGTAATATACCATATAAGGTTGTTGCGAAGTATAGAAGTAATGAGATAAAACCTCTAGCATTACCAGAAGTTGTTTTTCAAGTATGTAAGGCATATAACGATGCCTATGTTATGGTTGAGATAAACGATGTTGGTGGACAGATAGCAGATGCGTTACATTACGACTTGGAATATGAAAATGTTATAATGACTCAGATGCGTGGGCGTTTGGGTCAGATAGTGGGTTCAGGTTTCGGTGATAAAGCAACTGACTTGGGTGTAAGGACTACAAAGGCAGTAAAGAGAATAGGTTGTTCTAACTTGAAACAGTTGGTAGAATCGGATAAACTTATAATCCCAGATTTTGATATCATCGTAGAGTTATCAAACTTTGTTGCTAAAGGTTCATCATTTGAAGCAGAAGAAGGTGCTACAGATGATTTGGTAATGTGTCTAGTACTCTATGCCTGGTTGACAGACCAAAACTACTTCAAGGAAATCACAGATGACGATATTCGTAGACGTTTATATCAAAGTCAACAGAAGATGATTGAAGAAGATATGGCCCCGTTTGGTTTCATGGATGATGGACTAGACTATTGGGATGACCAACCATTTGTAGATTCAGATGGAGATTATTGGAGTCCTACTAAACTTCCACCGGGTCAGATTTGAAGAAAAGTCTCCTCACCGGATTTTCTAGAGTGCTCGATGTCGGCCTCACACTGTACACAAACTAAAGCAGATTTTTCAATCATTTCGTTTGCACGTTTTACCTCCACAGTATTTTTACCCCATCTCATATAGTTTGAATGTATCGTGGAGTTGTAAGGATACCATCGTAGTCTATGTGGTTGTGTTTCTCCACATTGACATAGTTTTCCTTCAAATGTTTTTAGATACCTAAGATATCTTCCGTAATCACGAATCATGCGTAATTCCTCCTGTCTGATATTTATAACACAGGACGTGTGAAGTGTAGTTTTTTATAAATAACTATGAAAATCGAAAAAGTGATTCAGTCCCGATAATATAAACTTACAGGAGAAATAAACAAATGGCAACACTCGTTTCACCGGGCATCCTAGTACAAGAAAAGGATTTAACCGGTATCGTAACAGGTGACGCGTCTACAACTGGTGGTATTGGAATTGTTTCCGAGAAAGGTCCTGTTGAAGAAGTGGTTACTGTAGGAAATGAAAGTGAACTAGTAGAGGTGTTTGGTAAGCCTAACGCGAGTACTTTTGAGTGGTTTTTCACAGCCGCTTCGTTTTTGAAGTATGCGAATACTCTACGAGTTGTCCGCTTTGCAACAGGTATGGTTAATGCTTGTGTGAGTGGCACAGCTATTCTAGTAAAAAATACAGAAGATTGGACAGCCAACTATTCAGATGGTTCTGCTAACGTAGGTTCATGGTGTGCCCGGTCCGCCGGTTCTTGGGGTAACAACCTCAAAGTATGGACTTGTCCTAGTGCTACAACTTATGAGCAACATCTAGGTGCATCTCAACGAGTCAACGGTGCTTTAGCAGAAGGTGCTACAGCAGTTGTTATGGACGATGTTGATGCAAGTGGTTTGGCAGTCGTAGTAAACGACATTATTGCTTTTACTTCTGACGCAGCAGGTGCAGTTCCTCTGACAGGTCACGAAGGTAAAGAGTATATCGTTACGGCAGTAAACACAACCACAAACACACTAACCGTCAAACAGCATAATGTATTCTCAACAAAGGGTCTGGCAGCTGCTGTTGCTGATGACTCTTACGTCACACGCCGATGGAGATGGTACGAGGAGTTCGCAGGAGCACCTGGAACATCTACATTCGCAGCTGACCGTGGTGGCGCAGGTGATGAAATGCACATTATGATTACTGACGAAGGTGCTGGTCTTACCGGGACAGTAAACGCTATCCTAGAGAAATGGTCACACGTTTCTAAAGCTTTTGATGCAAGAACTGATAGTGGTGATAACAACTATTATGTCGATACTCTCTATAATGGTTCTGAGTACATCTTTTGGATGGATCATAACGCCGCTGGCACCAACTGGGGTACAGGTGCTACAGGCACAACTTTTACCAATGTTATTCCGTCAGCTGAAGATTCGCTGGGTAGTGGTACAAACGACTATGTGCCGACAAACGGTGAAAAGGTCGCAGCGTATGACTTGTTTGACAATGACCAACTTCCAGTCAGTCTGATGATTGCTGGTCCTGGTGATGCAACACACATTACAAACCTTATTGACATTGCTGAGAAGCGGAAAGACCTAGTTGTCTTTGCTTCACCAGAAAGGTCTGACGTTGTTGGAGTTTCTAACTCTTTCACACAGACAAACAATGTCCGTAACTTCTTCCTCAATATTGCTAGCACGTCTTATGCAGTGTTTGACAGTGGTTACAAAAAGATGTATGACAAGTATAACGACCAGTATCGTTACATTCCTTTGAATGGTGATACTGCAGGTTGTACTGCTAATGCTGAGTTGGTTGCAGAAGCTTGGTTCTCACCTGCTGGACTGAATCGTGGTAATATTCGTTCCGCAGTTGGCTTGGCCTACAATCCTTCACAGACTCAACGCGATACTCTGTATCGCAACCGTGTCAATCCAGTATGTGCTTTCCCAGGTGAAGGTACACTACTTTGGGGTGACAAAACAGCTCTGGCTCGTAACAGTGCATTCAATAGAATCAATGTTAGACGCCTGTTTAACTACATTGAAGATGCTATCGAAAAGGCTGCCAAGGCAGTACTCTTTGAGTTCAACGATGAGTTTACAAGAGAGCAGTTTGTCGGTATGGTAGAACCTTTCCTCCGTGATGTCCAGGGTCGAAGGGGTATTACAGGATTCCAGGTTGTTTGTGATGAAACAAATAACACGGGTCAAGTGATAGACGCTAATGAACTACGGGCTGATATCTATATCAAACCTGCACGGTCCATCAACTTTATCACACTTACATTTGTCGCAACACGCACTGGCGTTGACTTTGCAGACGTAATTAGTTAAAATAGGAGAGAATAACAGATGGCACAACTATCAGAATTTGTAGGAGCCTTGAGAGATGGTGGAGCAAGAGCCAACCAGTTTGAAGTAAATATTACTGGCGGACCTTCTCAAATTCTTACAAGCAACCAAGACTTTAAATTTCTGTGCAAGTCTACATCAGTTCCGGCGCTCTCGATGGGAGAAATTGCTGTACCTTTCCGTGGACGTCAGATTTATATTGCGGGCGACAGGACATATGAGACTTGGGCTATTACTGTAATCAGTGACCGTGGTATGTTTATGCGGTCTGCTTTTGAGCAGTGGCAGTCCTTCCTGGGTGACATCGGCGGAACAACGAATCGTAGTTCTATTGGTGACACTCCCTCAGCGTATTATGGCACAGCTCTAATCAAGCAGAAGGATCGTAATGATGAAACATTACGGACGTATCGACTGTTTGATGTGTGGCCCACATCAGTTGACGCAATGGAATTTGCGTATGAGAGTGAAGGGTTGATGGAGTTTGGTGTAACATTTCGTTTCAACCACATGACTATTGATGGATCCCCAACGGGTCTATTAGGTAATCCAGGTAGTGGAGGCGGTAATACACGGGCCCGATAAGAAGTTTAGAGTAGTACAGTTGTAGGTGATATAAATAGTTATACTATGGCAGAACTATTTGGTTTTACAATCAAGAAGGCGGAGGCGGGCAAAGCAAAAAGCTTTGTTCCGCCAACGTCTGATGACGCAGCCCTAGAAATTGGTAATGCTGCGGGCTTTTTTGGTCAGTATTATGGTGCAGAAGCAACACCTAAACATGATTTTGACCTTGTAAAGAAATACCGCATGACTTCGGAACACCCCGAAGCCGACCAAGCAATCGAGGATATAGTCAACGAGGCCATTGTGGCCGACGGAGACGAGCCCTCAGTTTCCCTATCTTTAGATTATGTGAACGTGTCCCCTGCAATTAAGAAAAAGATCCATGGCGAATTCGACCATATTCTTAAACTATTGCATTGGAATTCAAAAGGTCACGAAATCTTTAAACGATGGTATATTGATGGACGAATCTATTTCCACAAGATGGTAGACCTAGCTGATACCAGCAAAGGCGTTACGGAAGTTCGTTACATTGATCCTAGAAACATCAAGAAAATAAGGGAAGTAGATAAAGAGTACGCAAATGAAAAAACAGGAGCGGCTACTGGAATCGAGGTTGTTGGAAAGGTACGGGAAGCATTTTTGTATAACGAAGAAGGGTTATACCCCGCCTTTACAGGCAAAGGAATGGGTGGATCTGGTCAAGGCATGGAAATTTCGGTGGACAGTGTTATATATGTAACCTCCGGGTTATATGAACCCACATCAAACCAAGTTTATTCTTACCTACACAAAGCTATTAAACCCGTCAATCAGTTGAGAATGATTGAAGATGCGGTAGTCATCTATCGTATCAGTAGGGCACCAGAGCGTAGAATATTTTATATTGACGTTGGTAACTTACCTAAACAAAAGGCTGAACAATATCTGAAAGATATTATGAATCGTTATCGTAATAAGTTGGTTTACGATTCATCTACAGGTGATGTTCG